CTTCTTTGTTATAGCCCTGTTCTTTTCTTAGCTCTAAAGACCGATCAATGTAATCTTTAACAGGTAAAAGATGGTGCGGCATACAGAACGGACTTTTGCCCAATCTGCTTTTGATGGTGCTGAGATTAACGCCACCAGATTCACAATGCTCTTTCGTCCAATCGGAGTAATCGGCATAAAGATACTTCTTACCGTCCTTAAAATAAGAATGTTCGCCACAAAATGTTTTATAAGTCGGGTCGTTAGAAGCTCCCATTTTTCATCTCCTTAACCATTTGAATTCTTTGCCCTATCCATTTCATCACCGGGACAGCCATGCTGTTGCCCATCGCCTTGTACCGAGGCCCATCTGGGCAGTTGTCAGCGTCTTTTTTTCGATAGGGGATTTTCGTGTAGTTGTCAGGAAAGCCTTGTAGCCTTTCGCACTCTGTAGGCGTTAAACGTCTTACAGCCGTTCCGGTAGAAACTCCGTGACGATCTGCGGCGGTCAAGCAAGGTGATCTATCGAAATGGGGCTCAACCGCATTACCACCATTTTCAGGCTTGCGTCCAATCCAATTACCAGGTATCCCAAAAGACTGTTTCGCCACTAAAGGGCTATCACCACGAATGGCTGAACAATTTCTAGTAGTCAATGCAAAAGTATCTTTTGGCTGCGGGTTGTGCGCTGACTTCATGTCATAAGCGCATGGCACGAACAATGATGCGCCGCCATTAATATGCTGATCCTCAAGACCCATCTTTGAACCAAAAGCGGCGTTCAGGGTACAAGCTATGTCTTTCGGCCACTGCCCGGTCATCACCGCCTGTGGGTTCTTCGCTTGCAAGGTTTGCGATAACTCTGCATCTGTTTGCACATTGGACATTTGACCGCCAAATGCTATTGGAATGATCGCCGGGGCATGAGCTCCAGCCGCTAATGGGTGGCATGGATCACCTGGCTTCGGGTGACTTCGATTTGCCCGTGATGTAATTTGCGTAGTGTCAAAAGGTATAATGGCATCACACTCTACTCGCTCGTTTCCTGTGCGACTGAATGGAGGGCCTGTTGTAACTGCGGGGGCAACTTTTTCCCCCTTTTCTCTGCTCGGCGCAGAATGCCCTTGCAAGCTGTGGGACTCAAAGAGAACCGCTGCGGCACTTCGCCAGTCTCCAAGACATCCGACAACAAACACACGCTTGCGCCGCTGTGGAACACCGAAGTATTGAGCGTCAAGCACTCGGTATGCGAACCCATACCCGAGTTGCCCCAACGCCCCAAGGAAGGCTCCAAAATCTTTTCCTCCGTTGCTAGACAGTACGCCGGGGACGTTTTCCCAAACCAGCCACTTGGCGCGATATTGTTCAGCAATGGCAAGATAGGTGAGCATGAGGTTGCCTCGTGGGTCATCAAGCCCCTTTCTAAGCCCTGCAACTGAGAAGGACTGACAAGGTGTTCCTCCAACAAGCAGTTCGATTGCTCCATTGTTCCATTCCTTATGTTTTGTCATGTCACCCATATTTGGGATGTTTGGATAATGATGATTTAAAACTGCGCTAGGGAATTGCTCAATCTCAGAAAACCATTGCGGCTTCCAACCAAGACCTTCCCAGGCAACAGTTGCGGCTTCAACGCCAGAGCAGACAGAGCCGTAGTTCAAAACATCGCTCTCATCTTCGCTAAATGTATTTCTCCCGCTTCCTTGGCAACCGCCTTGTCGTGACCTAAAAGTGCCGTAGGAGTCTCATAAGGGCGGTGTAATGCGCGCACCCGGTTAGCTTCCTTGATGCTCCCAATAATCCTATCCAAATTGGGCCATTCAAAATCGGGGTTGCCTTTTGATCGCTCCGTTTTGAGATATTCAATACCCGCATTGATTTGGTCTTTTGTGTACACACCAATCTGACTGGCATACATCCGTTTCGCGGCTACCAACATTTCATCTGGGAACGTCACCGTCATTTTCTTGCTGCCAAACACCACCGCGAGTAAGCCAAAAAGATAGTTTGTGGCCTGCGTATCTTTAAGCGGTCGAGCATCATCAGAATGCGGCGTTGATGTCGAGCCATTTTGGATTTTTGTTAAGACCCTTGCTAACTCTGCTGGCATTAATTTTCTCCCGTTCTTTTTTGAATTCGTGGTGATTGGCCTCCCAAATACGAAAAGCCGATTTCCAACACATCATTGGTCCTCGCCCTACCACCCAACCTTTTGACTGATGGTGATCAAAAAACTTATTTGGCGAACACTCTGCATTGATTTCAACTTTGTATGCCTGAACCAACTCAGGTGTGGGAATTGTGAATTCTGTTATATTATTAATATCTTGTGTATTAATACCCTCACTGTTTTCCGAAGGGGGGTCATCGGTAAACTGACCAGGGGTATTCGGTAAACTGACCACCTTATGAAGCACTTTGATGGTTCTTTTTATCACCTGTTTTCCCTTGTATTTCAGAAAACATTTAATATATCCTCTCTTTTCAAGATCAGAAATAACCTCCGAAACTCTGCTTTTTGATAAGCCTAAAAACTCAGCAAAATGTGCGTTACTCGCAAAGCATTTATCATGGGAATCAAGCGATCCAATCTCGACAAGCAGCAGTTTTTGGGTCCAATTCAGCTTTGAATCTAGCCAAATCTCTTTAGAAATCCAAACGCCTTTGAAGGAATTAGGTGCTTCGCTATTCACAATTGGATTCAAAAAAACATGCATAGGTCAGCCGACCATTGGCAAGTTTGATTATCAGTGGAATATCGTTTAACTTAGGCGCCCTCTCACCAAGCCGATACGCCTGCGCGCTCCGCTGTGATATAGAAAGGGCTTCACTCGCCTGGCGGTCGCCAAGTTTGCTTAAATACTGCTGGAATCTGGATTGGGATAGTTTCATATCCAGAATTATACACATTATGTGGCTATACGCTACTAAATAATTATACTTTTTCACCTAAAGTGGTTAAATATTTTTTTTAAATTAAGTTCACAACATATACTATAAATGTAGCATCAGCCACGAAGTGTGTTAATATGCGGCCATGAGCAACTTTGTACACATTAGACTTAAATCACTCCGGGAGAGCCAAGGGCTAACTTTGGCCGCGTTGTCGAAAGAAACATCCGGGGTGCTAAGTACTTCTAGGATTGCAAATTACGAGTCGGGGATTCGTGAACTGAAAGTCCCCCAGGCGATTATTCTAGCGAAAGCATTAAAGACTGATGCGGCGTTTTTACTAGGTCTGACTAATGTGGCTGCAGAAGATTGGATCGAAGAGACTGACATGAGCGCCAGCAAGAAGGAGCTTTATGTTTTGATGCAACAAGTAGCTAGAATGCAAGACACTGACGTTACCCAAGCTACGGCCATTCTCAAAGCCCTCATAAAACATTCCTAATTCGGCACTACTTTGGCTTGGGCCATCATTCTCGCAACTATTGCATGGAAATTTTCATTCGGATTTAACAGCTCCTTTTTTTCGTAGCTTTCTACGCTAAGATTCACTTTAATTTCTTGAAAAAACTTTAACGCTATTTGCACCTCTACCGGTTTCATTTTTTTTATTTCGATAAACAACGCAATATCTTCTTTTCGCATCCCACCTCACCTTTATTTTAGTCACAAACCGTGATTACCTTTTGCGCTTATTTGCCGCTTGCAAATCACTTTTTGTCGGCGGGAAGTAACTAAAACACGAGTTTGCGTGAGTTACAATGCATCTTTGAATATTTAATGCGTTTTATCTGTTGCTTTCTACACAGAGTGTGGTTAAGATTACCTATAACAACCACATTATGTAAATTTAACCACGCAACGAGGTAACCACAATGTCACTCACAACCGCACTTAGATGTGAAGACCCTGGCAGAACAGGATGCCCGGATGATTACGAGCCAATTTCTGCGTCAGCCACAGAGCTTTTTTACCTGCTTGAAATACTAGACGATCCAATAATTTTTAATGAAGCATTTTCTATCGAAGGTGTCGAAGCCCCTTACGCTCGACCGAATGGGCATTTCCAACAGTGTGCCAATCGCATGGCTGAGAAACATTTTCAAGAAGATGTACTTAAAGCCATTGCACAGCAGGATTTTGACGCCCTTGGCCGGTTGGTTGCAAAAGTTACGACTGACTACGCGCAGAGAATTTACGACATCCGACACAGCTAGGAGATTCAAATGAGTTTAAAAAAACAAAATGAAATTCAAGATAAGTTCAGTGACTGCAAAATGGAGTTTACTGAAATATTTTTATTCGGGATGTTCGCGGGTGCTGTGGCACTTCTTGTTCTCCAAAACATCATTCTGGAGTTGTGAACATGAACACGAAAGTTGAACGTAACATCGCAGAGTTTTTTGCTGAAGACTTGGTGGTTGATTTTTATGCCTCAATCGACAGGTGCAAGGGCGAGATTGATTGCATCAATGGCAATGACGCAAAAACCGACCAACCTCAAGCTTATTACGATGGGTACGGTCAGCGATTTGACATCGAACAAAGCGCAACACACTGGAGTGAAAAGCAATGAATTCATCTGAAAAGATTAACGAGCTGGCTACGGCGCTGTGTAAAGCACAGGCAGCTATGGGTGGCGCGGTAAAAGACTCAGCTAACCCATTCTTCAAGTCTTCTTATGC